CGATCTGGCTGAGGTCGTAGTCCGTGATGATGCGGAGGGTCGGGTCGCAGTTCGCCAGCACGCCCTTGGTGGCCTGTGACAGCAGGGCGTCGATCTCACAGCACAGCTCCTCGATGCCCATGCAGTCAGGGTCGCCGTCGATGTCGTCCTGCACCGGGAGGTTCTGCGTCCACACGACAGGGCAGAAGCCGAAGCCGTGCTCGACCTCCTCGGCCGGTTCCCACTGGGGCGCCTCGTCGTCCACCCGCACCGGCTTGAACAGGATGTCGCGCTCCTCGTCGATGATGCGCCGGTACCAGTAGGACACCTGCTTCCACGCGCCTGTCTCCGGGTCCTGCTCGTCCACCGGGTACATGTACCGCTTCTCGAGCTTCTCGAGCTTGAGGGTGTAGCGGTCCTTGAACGTCGGGATGCACCAGCGCGGGTCGTGGACTTCGACGACGGGGCGCCCCTTGGTGAACTGGAAGCCGGTGACCACGGTGCCCATCGCGCCGCCGTAGGTGCGGGCTTGAATGAGGGCAGGCCACAGGCGGGAGGTCTCCGCGAGGGCGCGGATGTAGTCCTCGGTCAGCGGGTCGCCTTCCACACGCAGGGTGGGGTGGCGACGCTCCGAGAACAGGAGGCCGGTGAAGCGGTCGGGGACCACCTTCCGCAGATGGTAGGGCGTGGAGGGGCGGCGGTACTTGATGGGGAAGGTGGACCCGGCGTCGTAGAAGCCCGGTGGCAGGAAGCCAGCGGTCGCGATGGCCTCCGCGTCGATGCCCTCGGTGTGCTCGCGTCCGTCCCAGTCCACGCGGCGTGCGGCGTACTGCATGCCTCGGTAGGCCGCCCACATCTTGTTGAGCATCTGCTGGCGAGGCGACATCCCGAGCCGGGCGATCTTCGACATGACGTCCGGGGCGAGGCCGTTCTGCATCCGTCGGGCGGCGTACGGGTCGACGGTGTTGGCTCCCATGCTCATCGGTCGGTCTCCTTGGAGGCTTCCTCGAGCGCGACGCCGAGGGCGGACTGGGCTGTGGCGAGCTGGGTCCGCAGCTCACGGGTGAGGTAGTCCTCGCCCCTCTCGAGGTTCGCCTGCCATGCGGCAGCACGCGCCCGCGCAGAGGAGGCTTCCAGCTCGAGGAGCGCCGTGACCAGCCGTGCGGAGCTACGGTCGCGCATCGGGCGGCCCCATGTGCTGGACGGCCTCGGCGGCGTCCTTGAGGTAGGTGATGGCCGAGTTCAGCGCCGCCACGATGCGGTCAGGGCCGACCTCGAGAGGGCCGACCAGCTCGAACCCAGCCGAGCGGGAGAGGTGCACCGCCTCGTCGATGGCCGCGATGGCTCGCGCCTTGGCGCTGCTCGGGGCAGGGCGCTCCGGGTACAGCCGGACGATTTTGTCTTGCTCGAGCGCGGAGCGCAGTTCGGCCTCGGTCATCGGCGACCTCCAGTCAGGCGGTGGGATTCTACGGCGAGGGCGCTGCGCTGAATCGAAGGACCGGCGGTCTGGGCGGCGCACCGCTCGCAGAGGCCGACCTCGAGCCAGACGATGCCGCGTTCGGTGCGCGCCTGTGCGCGCCCCCAGCGGGATGCCAGCTTCTCCTCGCAGCGGTCACATCTAGGGCGGGTGTCGAGCATCGGTACTCAGCGTCGGAGGGTAGGGATGTGGCCGCTCTCGGCGCGGATGGTGCCTTGGCGTGCCGCTTCACGGGCGAACCAGCTTGCCATCAGGCGGTCGCCGGTGTGGGAACGCGGGTCATAGTAGAGCATCTCGTTCACCCACGCGTCGATCTCGGGGTGCATCTTGCCGTTGAAGTTCGGGATGATCCACTTGCCCCCAGCCATCTCCGCGGCCATCGACTCCACGCCGAACTCGGGGTGCGCCTTGTTCCGGCCCGTGGTGAAGGGGCGGACAGGGACGGCGGAGCCATAGCGGGTGAACTGGAGGATGAAGTCCTGCGCGGCATTGTTCTCGACGAACACGATGCCTTGGTAGCGGTGGTGGATCTCCCGGATCTTCTGGACGATGTCGGGGCCAGCCATGCGCCCGGACTCGAGGTTCAGCACCTCCCGGTCCCCGTTGGGGTGGACGAGGATGGTGAAGAAGACCGTGAGGTCCGCGCCCGAGTGCTGCTGGATGGCAAGGTCGACCCCGGTGTAGACGCCGCACCCGGGCGGGATGGCGACCAGCGCCTGCTGGAGTTGGCGCCCGTTGCCGCGGCGTAGGCAGACCTCGATCCACTCCCGCTTGAAGCGTGCCTCGGCGTCGTCGCGGGCTTGGCAGAGCATCTGGCGGGCGAACTCTAGGGGACCAAGTTCGTCACGCTTCTGGCTGATGCGCTCGAGGGACCAGCGGGAGGGCCAGCTCGGGGCCCCGCCGGGGCTGATGACCGGGAAGCGGTGAGTCGACCAGACCGGGTTCTTCTCGAAGCGGTGGAGGAAGTCGTCGCGGTGGTAGACGTTCCCCACGACGATGACCCGCGAGTGCTCCGTGAGACGGCCGAGGAGGGTGGAGTGGATCCAGTCCCACAGGTCGTCGCGCTGGGCTTGGGTGCGGGTGTTCTCGTAGTCGAGCAAGTCGTCGAGGATCAGTAGGTCGATGCGGGCGCCGACGATGGAGCCGTGGACGCCGGTCGCCACGACCGAGGGGTCCTTCGGAGCGCCCATGCGGGTGACGGTGAGGGCCGACTGGTTCCACGAGCCGGAAGGCGACTTGCGGAGCTTGGGGAAGACCTCCTTCAGCTCGCGGGACTTCTCGATGTAGTCCGCGATGGAGCGGACGATCTTCGAGGCCTGCCCAGCGGTGTTGGAGACGACCACGCATCGGGCGTTCGGGTTCCGCCCGAGGGTCCAGAGCACCCGCCCCACGGAGAGCTGCTGCGTCTTGCCGGACTCGACGTGGGCCATGAACACCACGCGGGCGTTCTCGTCGGCGAGGTCGTGCCACGCATCCTGCATCGGGGCCGGGCTGATGGCACCGCCGGTCTGCTCGTCCTTGAGCACGAAGCGGTTGAACACCGCGCCGTCCTCCCGTGCCAGCCGGATGCGGGCCGTTCGGACGATCTGGGCGCGCCGGATAACGTCGGAGGCAACCTGAGTGGTGCTGTTCATCCCGGGGCCGATTCGTCACTCATGAGGGGCCAGACGATGACTGGACCGTCTGCGGTCATGGACCCTTCGATGTTGTAGGAGATGTGCTCGTCCACCTCGTCGTCCGCCGTGCCTGTCTCGAGGAGCACCGCCCGCAGCTTGCGACCGTTGTAGACCCACGCCGGACGCCAGCCGCGGCTGCCTGCTGGTGCCAGCTCGGTCATCCCGATGACGGCCTCGTCCAGCGGGTCGCCGTCCGCGTCCCCGAACAGCGGGGGCGACACCTCGTCCGGAAAGCCCCCGTGGTCCATCCAGTAGTCGAGAAGCTCCTGCCGCTTGGGGGTCACGATGCCGCCTCCTCGCCCTGCCCGCCCTCGATGACGGTGAGCCCCTTCCTGTTGAACCGCTCCATGTCCGCCTGCCCTGCCTTGAGCTCGGCCAGAGCCTCGTCCAGCGACATCTCCACGGGCGCGATGCCGAGGATGTCTGTCGGCTCACCCCGGTAAAGACGCTGGATCTGCATCGCGGTCTGCCCGGCTTTCACCATCTGCGCCGAGGCTGCGGCGAGGTTCCGAAGGAGGCCCGAGGCCACCGTCGGGTCCATGTCGCCCTGCTCGATCTGGGCACGGAGCTTCTCGGCGAGCGTCTGGTAGGCAGGGCCGATGCGGGCGGTGGCGTTGAGCAGGACGATGACGTTGACGCGGGCGGCCTTCACCAGCCGGCCTTCCTCGTCGTGCACCTGAGTCGCCTCGTCCTTGGCGATCTCCTTGGTCTTCGCTGCCTGCCGCGCCCGTTCCACCTCCTCGGCGAGCGCCTTTTCCTTCACCTCCTGCACCTTTCGCTCGACGACGCGGCGAATCGGCTCCGCCCAAGGGTAGACAGGCCACCCTTCCAGCCAGCCGCGCATCGCCATGCGGCGTTCGCATCCAGCGACTCTTCCAGCATGTGTCGCGTTTCCCGGAGCGTCGGTGAAGCCCGCTACCAGCTTGGCGTACAGTTCTCGGGTGACAGGTCGTCTCGCCATAGTGGGGATGAAAGGTAGTCCAATAGGGAGACGGCGCACAAGGAGACGCCGCGAGAGGGAGGTGTCTGCTCCCCCTTGCGGCGTTGATAGGCAAGGTACGGTTGGCGAGTGGGCTGGCTTAGGGAGTGAGTGTCCTCCCGATGGTGACGTTAGGGGAGGCTCGAACGTCCTTGTTGCGGAAGGTCCAGACCTCCCCGGTGGCGTTGATGATGACCACCCACAGCAGGTCGGCTTCTGGGCCGTAGTCGATGACCAGCTCGGCGTGTCCTCTACCCTTGGGCGTGTCCATCTCGATGGTGGGCTTGAGCTGGAGGATCATCGGGCTTCTCGTGCTGCTCGCTGGAACGCCCGAGCCTTGCAGGCTTCCACGCAGGAGTCGCAGGGGTTGGGTGCGTTCTCTCCGGCAGCGGTGCGGGCCGTGCCTCCCATGTTCCAACGGTGCGCCCAGACGTCGCGGGTGTCTCGGCAGGGCTGGCAGAGGTGCGCCCACGGGACGAAGTAGGTGCCGTCTCCTACTGGGCCGTCGAAGAACACGGCGCGGCGGTGCGGAGGCTCAAGCTGGCTGGTCATCGGGCACCCTCCTTTCGGGCAGCGTCTATGAAACGTGCTGCTGCGCGGCCTTCTGGAAGGCGAGCGCCTGCTGCCGCTCCTCCTCACGCTCGCAGCACTCCTCACACGGGACGGGGAGCTTGAGGGCGACCATCGCCGAGTAGTTCGCTCGCCCAGCTTTGAAGTCCCGGGCCTGCTTGCAGGGCGCACAGAGGTACGGGTACGGAACGAGGGTGCTCATCGCCCGTCTCCGTGGAAGTTCCACTTCCAGCCGGAGATCGCCCACCAGACAGGGTTCACGCCGAGCTGGATGTCTGCGGCGACCGTGCCGCTCTTGTAGGGCACCTCGAGGGTGATCCAGCTCGCGTAGTCCGGGTTCACGCGCATGGACTGGATGCGCGCCATCCCCAGCTCGTCGGAGAGGATGAACCCCACCCGGTGGTGGCAGCGTTCAACGAACGCCTGCTGGTAGCCCGGGCCTCCGACGCGCGCCCACAGTTCTGCCTCGGCAGCCAGCTTGGAGGCGATGACCTTGAGGAACTCCTCCACATGGCCGTTGCCTTGCGCCGCCTCTTGGAAGGCGCGAGCTGCCCTCTTCTCTGCGGCGGTCATCGGCTCCCCTCCTTGGCTGCGCCGGGGCAGGGCTTGCTGGCGGCGTCGGAGCGGCGAACGACGCCGCACGCTGAGCAGTAGGTCCATCCGGTTGACGGGTGGTGCGTCCACAGGTGGCCCATCAGGTCGCCCTCTCTGCCCAGCGGACATCCTCGACCGCGCAGCTGGACCCTTCGGCGTTGACGACGAGGGTCGCCTCGGCCACCCGCTCTCGGGAGTTGAACACCGCCACCACCCGAAAGCAGGACTGGAGCGTCTCGTCGATGCTGGAGGCTATGACGCCGAAGCGGATGCCTTTGCCGTCGTCCCAGTCCCGTACCGCGGCGTCACAGGAGCGGTGCAGGTGGCCGATCATGGTGTCGGTAACCGACACCCCCGGCAGGTAGGGGACCGTTTCCGCCGCCCGAACATCGTCTAGCCGCGCTGCGCGGTACCTGTGCCGATGCCGTCGGATGTACTCGGCGAGTTCCTCGGCAAGCTCCATGAACGTCGCGTCGATGTCGATGCCTTGCGAGGCAAGCTGAAACCTGCGGGCCCTGACGTTGTCAGATTCCTCGAGGACAGCGGCGGGCATCACTCCTCCATGACGGCGAGGACGGTCGCCGCTCGAATGGTGTCGATGAGCGTGGACAGCGCCGCCGGACCTTCTGGGGTCTGGTAGTGCAGCGTCTCGAGGTACGGCAGGGTGCGCTCGAGCAGGTCGAGGAGGGCGTGCTCCTTGGCGGTCATGCCTCCTCCACCGGGGAGCCGTTGGCGTCCCAGTCGCGGGTGTCGTCCGTGTTCGGGCGGCGGAGCGCCTCGTAGAGCGCGGTGTTCTCGCCCCGCAGGGGCGGCGTCGGCTTGGACCTCTTGGCCAGCGTCTCCGCGCACTTGCCGCAGAAGCCTGCCTCCCGCCGGTTGGCGGTGAGAGTGTTGCCGTCGCACGACAGCATCAGCTTGCACAGGGGCTTCTGGGCGAGGATGCCTGCCGAGCTGCCCTTCTTCCTCTTGGAGGTCATCACTTCGTCTCCTTCTGGTTGTAGGTGTCCTCGGGGTCGGGCAGGGCGCGGATGATCTCGTCCGCGTAAGAGTGAAACGAGAGCGACTGCGCCGCCGCTTCCCTCATCGCCGCCACGCCGCGAGCGAAGGCGGCTGCGACCAGCGGGCGCATCGCTTCACCCGCCTTCAGTGTTCCCTCGGTGAAGGCGTCGTTCAGCTTTGCGGTGTTGACCTCGGACCGGACGCCCTTCAGCCGACTAAGCTCATGTACGGCCTCGTCGCGCTCTCGGACAAGCTGCTGCCACATCGTGTCGAGACGCGAGAACTCGGCCTCCACTGGTCGCGACTTCATGCGGTGAAGCTCGGCGGTCAGCCGTTCGACCTCCGCGAGCAGGGCGCGGGCATCGACCAGCACCTTCGCCTCCATGCTCCAGTTTCGGTTTGCGGCTTCGTCCACGCGAGCGCGGATGGCGTCGAGTTGTTCGCGGGTCATGGTGCCTCCTTCGGATCGCAGACGCAGCCCTTGAACGGCCCCGTGCCGTGGTCTCGATGACTCGCAATCATCGCGCAGTCCATGACGCCGCAAACCAAGAGCACAAGGGCCATCAGTAGCCAAGTCCCTGAGTCGCTCATCACATCCCCCTCGCCGCCGCGATGGCGGCGGACTTGGCTTCGTCGAGCGTGTCGCAGTAACCCTGCTGCTCACGGCTCATCGTCCAGCGCCACTTGCCGCCCTTGAAGCGGACGGCATCGACCCCTGTGTCGGAGTCTGGATACGCCTCGTAGTAGACAAAGTCCTCGTCGCAGTCGTCCCCAAGACGCCACTCCACCGCACTTTGCGCGGAGTCCGCGTGCTCCGCGAGCGCGGCGTCGATGCGGCGAAGGACACGGTCGGCTGTGTGCTGGTCACGGTCCCATTGGAAGTAGGGAATGGAGCCGTGGGCGCGAGCCGCAAGCGCAACCTCCCGCGCCTCGCGCAGCAGGTTGAGCAGTTCAGCGTTGGTCACGGCTCCACCTCCTCGTCAGGCCCCACGACCATGTGGGGGATGCAGGTGACGCCGCCCCCACCGCGCACGCTGACGACGATGCAGGTTGCCTTGCTGCCGTCGCCCAGCGTCACCTCGTACTGGCTGATGGGCGGACTGAGAATCATCCACGCACCGATTGCCAGCACCGCGAGGGCGACAACGGCCCCGATGCTGGTTGCTACCTTCTCACTCATGCACGTTCTCCTTCGGCGGCGCAGGCCACCACGTTGGGGCAGGTCGTCCTTTGGTCCATGTCGCGAAACGCACCTTGGACCCGGCGTAGTAGGCACGGTAGGCCGCCACCGGGTCGATGTGTCGGAACTCGTCGGGCATCGCTTGGGCGAACGGCGTTACCTCGTCCGAGTGGTCAAAGAGCGCGAGGTCGAAGTGGTTGAGGCACCACAGGATGACCTCGCGGGAGGCGTGCGTCTTGCCGTTGAAGCGGTAGGTGTACTCGTCGGCAAGCGCCATGCCGTGCTCGACGAGCCACAGGAAGTTGCCAGCGGTCTGCCGCGTCCAGAGCGAGCAGGGGTGGTTGGCGTGCGTCCGCCGGTACGGCGCGACGCCGGGGTCGAACGCGGCGCACAGGAGCTGCGCTGTTTCGACGGTCATCTTGACGACGTGCTGGTCGCACTGGGCTTCAGCGGCAAGGATCGGGTCTTGGTCGAGTACGAAGATGTTCATGTCCGGGTTGTGTGAAGTGCGGTGGGCGTTCAACGCGAAAGGCACCAGCGAGTCGCCAGTGCCTCCGCGTAGTGCCTGTTCTGGTGGAGCGGGAAGGAGTCGCGTCTTCGGGGTGCCTTGGCACACCAGATTTACAGTCTGGCCCCGCCCTCTACGGGTCTACCGCTCCGTGTTCTACTCGGCCTTGTTCTGCGGGTCGTCCTTGCGGTGCTCGCCGCAGTAGTACCGCCAGCGGCGTCCCTTGTTCATCTTGCCACAGACCGGGCACGCCTTGGCCTCGAAGGTGTAGGTGTAGGCGACCTTCTTGTCCGCCTTCTTGTCCGCCTTCTTGGCGGCAGGCTGCGCCGCGACCGCCTTCTTCGGAACGGCGAGCTTGCCGAGGGTGGCAGCAGCGACCTGCTGGCGCACGTCCTGCTCGATCACTTGCCGCACGTTCTTGAGGTACTCCGCAGTCAACGTCTCCAACGCCTTCATGGCGTCTCCTCCTTGCGGGCATCGGCCCGCCGCAGATGGGCGTCGATGAGATCGAGTATCTCGGTCGCATCGACGCACGGTAGGCAGGTGCACGGCTCGTCGCCGTTGCGCCCGCAGCCGGTGATGAACTCCCGAGCGCGCTGGAGGAGGTCGACGCTGGCTGGGTTGAGTGTCATCGTCGCCCTCCTCCACGGATCGAGTTCACGCGTCAAAACCGTGAGCAGCCTGTACGCCTGTGAAAGTGTGAAGCCCACGGTCGAACTCGCTCCTCGTCTTGTTCGTCATCACCCACGCGAGCGCGGCGTCGGCGGTCGCGAACCCGCTCTTGACCAGCGCGAACGTGTGGTCCCTGCGGGCCACACCTGCCGTGATGCTCGCGCCATCGTTCGTCTGGAGGAACCAGAACATGCCGCGCTCACTCCGCAGAACGAGCTTTGGAAGACGTCGATGCATCGTAGCCTCCTAGTGGACGACCGAGGTGGCCGCGTCGGCGACGCTGAGCGCCTCGTGCTCGTTGCCCAGCCGCTCCATGAACGCGAGCAGCAAGGGCTGCACCTCCTCGGCCTCCTTGGCGTTGCCCTTCGCGATCATCTGACCGAGCAGCCCCTGCAAGGAGACGAGCGCGGTGCAGAGGAGGTGGATGTTCTCCTCGCCGTGCGTCGGGTCCAGCACCATGCGCGACAGCGCCGGGCCGGTCTTCGGGCATTCCTTGAGGTGCGTGACGATCTTCACGAACTCGAGCGTGGCGAGCATCTGGCGAACGGCGCTGTCGATGTTGAGGCTGGCGTCGGGCTTGTTCACGGCTTGTCTCCTCGGAGGATGATCTTGATCTCGGCGGCGAGCTTGGGGTTGGACTTGAGGGCTTGGATGATCTGGACGAGCAGTCGACGGTCTTCTGCGGCCTGCCACTCGGTGTAGCTCTTGGCCGCGCCGACCAGCGCCTCCCGGTCCTCGGGGGTGACCGGGTGGAGGGCCATGTCCTCACGGGCGAGGCGCTGCTGGTCGGGGCGCAGGATGTGCTTGATCACAGGTGACCTCCGTCGAAGGTGATGGGGGTCGCGGTGTGCCGCCTTCCCCACTCGCTGCTGAGAATCTGGAGGAGCTTCTCGTACAGACCGCGCCGGTCCTCGTCGCCACGGAACGCCATCTTCTCGGACGGGAGCGCCGCGTTCAGCGAGTAGTCGAGGTCGCGGATGAGTGTGGTGAGCGCCGCGTCCTCGAGGTGCTCGATGTTGCGGCGCACGATGCCGGGAACCAGCCCCGGCGCGTAGGCGCCGCCGTTTACGCTGTACCGGACGGCGCTGACGAGGAGGATGCCGAGGTCGCTGCTGTCAATCTGAGTGTCGGTGCTCATGCCCGCGCCTCCGGCGTACTGAACGCGGTGTTCGCCGCCTTGCTCACGACCTCGCCCGACTGGTCGCCCAGCGAGGCCACCAGCGGTGCGAACTCGGCCATCGGCATGTGCATGATGCCCACCGCCGCGCTGCCAACGACGTAGCGGGGCGTCGTTTCGTTGCTCCCCGTGTAGCGGTTGGCGGCGGAGAAGACGCCGACGACGCCGTAGTCCTTGGCGATGTGCGCGATGTGCGAGAGGAAGGCGTGCAACCGCGCCTCAGCCTGCTGCGCCTCGATGCTCAGGTCTGTGGTCATCGCCCCTCCTGCTCGGCCCCGACGGACTCCGCGGCGTGCTGCGGGAACTGGACGTTGCGGATCGCCTCGACCAGCGCGGCGCGGTCGCAGGCGATCAGCTCGCCGAAGCCGACCTCGATGGCGTGGGCGATGCTCTCGCGCATCGCGAACATCGCCGCCGCCCGCTCGTCCTCGATCTGGTTGGACTGCGCGCCCTCGACCAACGTGTCCAGCTTCTTGTTCAACGACTCCACCGCCCGCACGAGCGACGGCATCGTCGACTCGTAGAAGCGGTGGCCCATCACCGTCAGGTGAAACTCAGGCATCTGTGTCTCCAGCGTTCTGCGCGGGCTCCATGCTCGCGTACCCTGTCTGTGTGGAGACACCTGACAGTTCAACGTCAGTCGGGCGCGGAGAATACGTCAGCACCCTCGCTCTGTTCAGCCCGCTTGTTCGTCGGAGTGAACGCGGTGTTCTGGTCGAGGAGGAACGTGAGCAGCGCCGCGTAGTCGGTGAGCCGGTGGGCGTCCATGATCGCCCGCATCCTGTCCACCGTCGGCTGGTACTCCTCGGCCGACAGGTAGATGGGCAGCAGCCGGGCGCTCGCAACACCAGCGAGGCTGTCTCCCAAGCCGCTGCCTTCACCTGCGGCCTTGGTGCGCGTCTTCTTCTCCGGCTCCGGCGAGAGCAGCCGGTCGAGCTGCGCCTGCGACCACCCGAGGGCGTCCAGCTCAAGCCCGTCGTCGTTGAGGTCGCGGATGATGTCGCGCAGGGTGTCGCTGTCCCACCCACCCAGCTCGGACAGACGGTTGTCCGCGACGAGGTACGCTTCGGCCTCGGCTGTGCTGTTGAAGCTGATGCCACGGATGACCGGGACGAACCACTTGCCGCCAGAGCGCACCTCGATGCGCGCCGGAGGTGCCTCACCTGCCGCCTGCATGGACTCGAGGGCGGCGGTGCGCCCGTGACCGGCGACGAGCTTGCCTGACCGCTCGTCGAGGATCAGCGGGTTCACGAAGCCGTACCGCTTGATGCTCCGCTCGATGGCGGCGTCGTCGTGCGTGCGCGGGTTGCGGTCCCACTTCTTCACTTCGTCGAGCGGGACGTACTCGATGTGCGGCTGCCCCTCGGGACTCTTTGCCTTTGCCATCACCGCACTCCGATCAGCTTGTGAGTCTGGAGAGAAAGCTGCCACTCTGGGTGCTGCATCACGAAGTCGATGCAGCCTTTGAGGCGCTTCTCGTAGAGTCGGGAGGCCACCGGACCTTGGATGCCTCCCGTGAGGTGCGTCAGCCCCACGGCTTGTTCCTCGACCGGGTCTTGCGGCTGAACGTAGGCGTACAGGTGCGTCGTCTGGTGGAACAAGTCCACGAGTCCGGTGTTCGACCAGCCACCTTCGAGCGCACCGGGGAGGACCACCTTGAGGTCCGTGCAGCGACGCAACATCAGCGGCGCGGTGAGCCGGTCGGCCCCGTGGGCGAGCTTGGGTGACAGGGTGATGTGGTCGAACAGGTCGGCCACGAACCCATGCTCGTCCATCGGGTTGAGCGTGCCGTTCGTCTCGAGGGCGAGGAGCCAGCCTGCCGACTTCAGCGTCTCGAGCAGGTGGCGGTCGACCTGAAGCAGCGGCTCACCGCCCGTGATGACCACCCACCGGGGCGGTGCTCCAGCGTAGAGAGGCCACAGGGCGTCCATGCGTTCGGCCAGCTCTCCGGCGGTCAGCTTCTCCCCGTCTGCGAAGTCGGAGTCGCACCAGAGGGCGCACTCCGCCTTGCCCTTGGAGCGGCCCGAGGCGAGACCGTTCCAGAGGTTGCAGCCGGTGAAGCGGACGAACACCGACCGCTGCCCGGCGCGGCTGCCCTCGCCCTGCAACGTGTCGAAGATCTCTTTGATGCGGTAGGTCTTCACGACGCGCTCCAGTCCGCCCAGCAGTTCGGGGTCTCGAACAGCCGCACGTGCGCGACCTTGATACCCAGCGACGTGAGCAGCCGCTGAGCGGCGTCGGCGATGTAGACGACGAGGTTCTCGGCGGTCGGGCTGAACGGCACGATGTGGATCTTGGTCCCGTCGGCGTACAGCGCGGAGAGGAGTGAGTCCTCCTCCTGCACGATGAAGCCGTGGTCGAGCTTGTCGTCAATCCACTTGCCGACGATGTGCTTCACGGCGGCGAAGTCGATGACGCGCCCCACGCCGTCCAGCGCGTCAGCCGCGCAGGTGATCTCCACGACGTAGCGGTGGCCGTGGACGTTTCGGCACTTGGACTCGTGCTTCTTGAGGCGATGCCCAGCGTCAAACTCGAGACGGCGGGTGCAGGTTGCGATGCTCACGACGCGACCTCCTTCTTGGCCTTCTTGCCCTTGCGGCCGAGCTTCTCCGGCTCCTTCTTCTCGGGCAGCGTCTCTGGGGCGACGTCTCCCGCCGGGACACGCTGGAGGCGCGAGATGAAGTGCCGCAGGATGATCTCGGGGTTCTTCGTTCCGACGACCGCGACAGACTGCTCCCACTCCGCGAGGAAGGCGTCCGCAAGCTGCCGCGGCATCTCCTGCTTCACGGGGCCGAGCGCGAACTTCACGAGGCCCGTGTCCTTGTTCTTCGACCCGTGGACGCGGGACTCCTGCCCCTCCAGCGTTCCCCAGTCGAAGTCCGTGGCCTTCACCAGCGACTCGATGTCGCTGACGGTCATGGGCAGGTCGAGGGACAGGTCTTCGATGGTGGCGAGGTCCGTGAGGTCCTTGAGCACCAGCGCGAGCTTGGCAGGGTCCGGGTCGCCACGAAGCTCGTTGAACAGGATCACCAGCCGCTTCGCGTCGTCGTCGCTCAGGCGTCCGAGGTGAACGGCAGGCAGCTTGCCCAGCGCGGCATCACCCGAGGCGGTCAACTCGCGAGCGGCGCGCCAGCGGTGCTCTCCGTCCACGATCTCGATCACCCCGTCCGCTGCCTCGCGGACGGTGATGGGGTCGATGAACCCGTGGCGCTTGATGGAGCGCTTCTCACGCTCGAAGATCTCCGGCGCCTGCTTGTTCGGGTTGAACGGGTTGGGGCGGATTTTGAAAACGTCCACCTCCACGAACTTCAACCCGGCGACAGGGACGCCGGACTTCGAGAGCTGTGCAGCGAACGCGGTCAGCCCGGCGTTATCCGAGCCGGGCGAGTGGGTGGTCTGTGCCGTCGTCATCTCGTACCTCGGGGTTGATGATTGCTTGTTCCCAGTCTACGCCGCGGAGCTTCCACAAGGCGTCGATCTTCTCCTCTTCGCGGAGCCACATCTTGCAGGACACGTTCAGGATGTCCTGTCGCCACTTCTTCGGCTGGTAGCGCGGGAAGCCGCCGTACCACTTCGTCCGTCGCCCGCTCATGCCACCGGAGTTGATGCCGTTCCGCACCTGTGTCGCGCCGCCTGTAACGTGGATGGCAGGTAGCCCACCTGCGTGCATCGTCACAAGCCATGAAGTGGAGTCCACGGAGTAGAACGGCCACTTCTGGAGGTCCTGCGCGCCCGTGAGCTTGAAGCCGTGAACGCGGACCCCGCGCTTGTAGGCTTCGTGGAGGAACTTCGTGTAGTCGTGACGGTCGCGTCCTTGTCCGTGGCCTTCGATGGCGACGTAGCGCGAGCGTCCGGGGCGCGTGGACTCGCGCAGGAGCCACAACCAGTAGTCCCAGTCGTGCTCGCTGCTGTGCCAGACCTGTATGAGTCCACCGCCCAGCCCGGAGTCCACGAACTTCTTGCGGGTCTTGTTCACCCACGGCTGCCCGGACATCGCACCAATATCAAGCTCGACCCACCAGTCGGCGAGGCGCTGCCGCTTCACGTTCAGCAGCCACTTGATGTAGGCGTGGGCGAACTCGTCCAAGTCAGCGACTCCGCTGACTGCCCCGGAGTCGAAGTGGGCAGTACGGAAGCTGTGAGCGCCCGAGTCGATGAGGCGGATCTTCGCCTGCTGCATCGCCTTGGTCCACAAGGGCGTGCGGCTCGCGGTCCCCTTCCACCCGGCGTACAGGAACGAGGTGAGGACGTGCGGCACCTCGTTCCGAATGACTGTGGACAGGTGCTCGAACCCAGTCTCGATGGCCGACAGGTAGATGATCATGCTTCGTGCGCCTCCAGCCCGGCAGGGGTGACGAGCAGGTCGAGGTCGGCCTGCACGATGTTCTCGAGCTGGGTGCGGTGAGCTTCGATGTCCTGTCGGACGAGGATGGCGTAGTTCGCGTCACCCTCCACGACCACGATGGCGTCGATGTCGTCGTGGTCGCTGGACGGATGGAAGCGCGTGACGCTGTTCGACCCTTGAGGGCGAACCTCGAGGACGCGCCACCCCCGCTGCCGCAGCCAGTCGCGCACCTGCTCGTAGGCACGCAAGGGTCGGCTCTTGCCGAGGAACGTGTGGAGGACGTGGTGGTAGATCCACTCCCCGCGCTCACGATACGAGCCGGTGACTCGGTGCGTCTCCGGGACGTACTTCGCGATGGAGTCGAGGCGTGCCTCGAACCACGCGTTCACATCAGCCCGGAAGTCGTTGTCCTTGGCCGGCATCCTGAAGCCGTCCTCGACGTACTCCGTGCCTTCGGTGGGCAAGAAGTAGACGGCGTCGTAGTGCGCCATCCAAGTCCACGCGAGCTGGTTGAGCGTGTGAGCGCAGAGACCGTAGGCTCCGCGCACCTCGGCGTAGGCGATGTGGTCGATGACCGAGCGGTCGGACACCATGAAGCCGACGTTCGGTCGCAGGGCGGTCTGTGACTCGAGCGCCATCTTGTGCGTGACCATGTAGAGCCACGCAGGCCAATGGGTGTCGAGCATGGACGGCGGGAAGGGCAAGGTGTTGCCCGGCTCCGCGACCATCACAGCCTGCACGCCGTGCGTGCGGAGCCGCCCGGTGAGCATCAGCGCCAACGTGGACTTGCCGGTGGACTCCGCGCCGACGATGGCGATGGAGCGCACGTTCCTGTCTGGGCTGACGATCATCGAGTGTCTCTCTCGTACTCTTGGGGGAGCGTCTCCACGCCAGCACCCACGCGGAACGTGGTGAGGTTGTACGGCACGCCGACGGAGATCTCGTCGTCCGAGCCAAGCTGGGTCATCCACGGGCAGTCGAGGAAGCGAACGATGACCTTCAGCTTGTCGCGGAACGGCAGGAGCACGAACTCCGGCATGTCCTTCGCGTGACGCCCGATGGTCACGGTCATCGTCGGCGCGTTCTCCGCGAGCCAGCGGAACAGGATCACCGCCAGCCAGTCCCACTCGAAGAACGTCTCGGTGAGAAAGACCTGTGTGATGCCGTCGGACTTGATGCGGCGGACCAGCGCCACCGTCTCCTCGTCCGACAGACCTCGGCGCACGAACGCGGTCGGCTCTCCCGACAGCGCGCCTTCGCACTCGACGCCGTAGAAGACCGGCTCGTCTTCGAGTCCGGCTGGATGGGTGAGGGGCTGCACGGAGGCTTCGGGGGACACGGGAAACCTCATGGAGCCACCAGCAGGTCGATGATGCGGTCGAGGGCCGCGTGCTGGTAGGCGCTCAGCTTGCCCACCAACGACTCGTGCGTGTCGTCGCCTGCCATACGTGGGCCGAGGGTCGCCAGAAGCTCCAGCTTCTCGCACGCCTCCTGCACCGACCACGGGACGTAGAGGAAGTCGGCGTTGTTGTCGAACGTCTCCGGGAATGAACGGAACGCCGGAGCGAGCGTGTAGGTGCCGAGCGACGAGGCCTCGATGGCCGTGTAGCTCACGAAGTCCTGCCGCGCCGTGTTGAGCTGCACGCGGCTGTTCTTCACGACCTCGTAGTACCGAGCCTTGGTCGTCGCCCGGTGGATGGTGACGCGACCCTTCGCCTCCATCGCGAGGAGCCGCTCGACCGCCGACGGGTCGTTGCTACGCGGCTCCTTCGACCCAGTGCAGACGTGGAACGAGAAGCCCTTGGGTGCGAGGCGGTCCACGATGTCCATGAAGAAGTGCGGCTGCTTCTCGCGGTCGAGCCGGGAGGAGTAGACGACCTGTCGCGGGCGCTGATGCCATCCCGGCAACGGACCTGCGAGTCGCCGCACGTCGTTCTCGTCGTACGGCAGCCCGAGAACGTGGATGGGGCAGGAGTCGAGCATCGCCACCTCCATCAGTTCCTTGTGGACCGTGGAGGCGCAGATGATGCCGGTCGCCGTGCGGTACACGACCTGCTCGAAGTGGCGCATCCACTCCCGCATCGGGAACGTGAAGTCGTCCGGGTCCACCGACTGCGCGTGGTTGCGGGCGAAGATGCGCGGGCGCCTCACCACCGGGAGCTGCATGAGGATGTAAGGCAGCGCCTCGTATCCCGGCGTGAACATGTCGTCGAAGTAGATGACATCGTCGCAGGTCATCGCTGGCAGCGCCTTCACCAGTTCCGCGACCTGCGTGAGCGCGAAGTGGCTGCGACCGGCAGCGTCGAGCACCTGCCCCACGCGGATACCTTCGTCGGGGAGGCGCTGTCCAAGGACGACCGTGACCGGAACGCCGCGAGCGTTGAAGCGCGTGATGGTCCAGTTCGTGAGCAGCTCGGTGTACCGCTCCGGGTACGGTTCGAGTGGCAGGTAGTAGATCACGCGACCTCCACGCGAGCGCCGTGCTCGCGGTCTTCCCAGACCTCGCACCACGAGGCCTCGATACCGTCCTCGGTTGCCAGCTTTGCGATCAGCTCCTCGGCCAGCATCTCGCAGGACCGCCCACCGAACTCGAAGCCGTGCAGGCCGCGCTCGTAGAGGTCTTGGAGGCACCCCTCCATGCGAACGCGGAGGAGGTGGAACTCCGCCTCGCGGTCGCTGCCCTCGACGTCCATCGCGACGATGAAGCGGAACAGGTGACGGTGACGCACCTTGAGGTGCATCACGATGGCTGGGGCGTTGGCCCAGAGGTGGAAGCCCGGCACCTCGAGCGTGGCGATGACCTGCTTCTTCTTCCGCATCAGCGCTCCATCAGGCGCAGGACTTCCGCGCGTGCCGACGAGTTGGTCTTGAACGCGCCGCGCAGGGAGTTCGTTCGCATGACCGCACCCGCTTTCTGCACTCCGCGGATCGCCATGCAGGAGTGAACCGCCTCGACCGCAACCGCTACGTCTGCGACATCGAGGTGTGTGGCGATGGCGTCCGCGATCTCTGCGGTCAGCTTCTCCTGAAGCTGGAGACGCTTCGCGTAGACGTCCACGACACGCGCCAGCTTCGACAGGCCGACCACGCGGTCCTTCGGTATGTACGCGACGCTCGCGTGCCCGGTGAAGGGCAGCAGGTGATGCTCGCACAGGCTGACGAAGGGAATACCCGCCAGCACCACGATGTCCTTGCTGGCGGGAGCCTCGAACGTGACGCCGAGAACAACCGCGGGGTCCATCTTGTAACCGCTGGTCAGCTCGGTGAACGCCTTGGCTACACGCTTCGGCGTGTCCAGAAGCCCCTCGCTTGAAGTGTCGAAACCCAGACCTTCAAGCAGTTCCTTTACGCCAGCCTGTGCTCGCTCCATCAGCCGCTCCTAAAGGCTGAGACGCGCCGCCGCTCGGATTGAGCGGACGAGGTTGTCCGAGTGCGTGATGACAACCACGGTGCGGCTGCTCCCAAGCCGTTCGACCAGCGACCCTACAGCGGTAGCGCCGTCGCCGTCCAGCGCATCGAATACCTCGTCCATCCACAACGTCGAGTTCAGCTTGCCTGCCGCTGCCCCGGACACATCGGCGAGCGCAAGAAGTAGAGCGACATCGACTCGCCGCCGCTCGCCACCAGACAGCCCGGCATAAGGACGGAAGTCCGCCCCGCGCACCGACACCCGCAAAGAGATCGCGTCGCTTGTACCACCGGTCTTCTTCTCGGTCGTGCTGGACAGCTTGACCTTCATCCCGTTGGACAGGGTGACGAGGTTCCTGTTCGCCACCCGCTCGACCTGTCGGAGCGCCTTGTCCAGCAGGTGCGCCCGAACGCCTTTGAGCCCAAAGACCTCCGTGACCGACTTCTGTACCGCGACCTCTGCGGACAGGGCCGTGTACCGAGCCTTGGTCTCCTCGACCTTGACCGCCACCGCCGCGAGGTCGGTCTTCGCGGACTCGACCTGTCCCTCGAGCGTGGTGGCCAGCGTCGCGTACTTCTCGGCGTTCTCCTTCTGCACCTTGAGCTTCACACCGTCCGCACGGATGGTCTGCACCTCCGCCTCCAGCTCGCGCAGCGTCTCTACGAGCGCCGACTGCCGCTGGGTGAGGTTCGCCGCTGCCCGCTGGACCGCCTCCTTTGCGGCAGCCTCCTCGAGCAAGAGGCGCTGCTTGAGCGTCGCCGGGATGGGCTGCTCACAGGTCGGGCAGTCGGAGTTGGCAGCGAGCCTCGCCCTTCGGACAGCCGCGTCGGCCTCCGCCTTTGTCGTCGCGAGGGCGTCCCGACAGGTCGCCAGCTCTGCGTTGGCGTCCCTCATCTCCTCGTCCGCGAGCGCGAGCTTCTTGCGGAGCGTCGCCAGCCGCGACTCCGTGTCCGACGGAGCGACGGTGACCTCCCCGAGAGCCGCGAGAGCGTCCGTCGCCTGCCTGAGCTTGCTGGTCGCCGCCCAGTGGTGCGACTCCACGTTCCGCGTGTCCACCTCCGCGATGGACAGGCGCTGCTCGAGCTTCCGCAGGTCGGCCCTCGCGGCGTCGGCGGCGTCGTCCAGCTTGTCGAACCCGAGCAGTCGCTCGAGCAGCCGCTTCCTCTCGCCGTCGGTGGCGAGCGAGAAGTGCGCCGAGTCGGACGAGGAGAGCACCGACGTTCGACGCCACGAATCGAACGTGCCGACGATGGCCTCGAGCGCCTCCTGCGCCTTGGAAGGCGTCTCGTACTTCACCGGGTCCGCACCGTCGACGCTGAACGAGAGCGACTTCGCGCCCGCCTTCGTCCGCTTGCGCTTCACGCGAAGTGCCGTGCTGCCGACGGTCAGCGCGACCTCGACCTCCCCCTGCACGCCCTCGCGCCACAGCGCCTCGCCCCGAAGGCTCTCGCCCCACAGGCCAAGCGCCACACCCTCCACGAACGAGGACTTGCCCGAGCCGTTCGGGCCGGTGACCACGACCGCTCCCGTCTCGGGGAGCAGCAGCGTGCGGGAGTCATGCACTCCGACGTTCGTCAGCAGGATCGTTTCGACTCGCATGGCTACGCCCTCCCCATGTAGGTGTTGACCTTCGACATCACCGTGTCGCGCTCCACACCTTCTGGCAGGGGCATCGCGGACACGTACTCGCGGAGCGCCTCGTCCAAGGAGTCCGCGCTTCTCGCCGCTGCCGCTGCCTCGCGCTCCTCCTCTTCCGTGTCCTCGGTGGACGCGACGTACCCCACGCCGCTCAGCGCCTCGAACACGCCGGGGGCGTGCGCCTTGAGCCACTCCTCGACCATCTCCGGCGCAGCACCGGGCGGGAGCTTGAACTTCGCGTAGGTCGGCGGACGCCGCCGCTTCTCGAACGTGTCCGCGAACGAGCGCAGCCCGTCGTCCGTCGCGGTGACGTTGATGAACACGGGCGTCGCGAGCTTGGCAGGGCTGATGACATGGGCACCGTTCGCGTGAACCTCAACGGTGACCGCGGTGCCGTACTCCCACCCGGCGTTGTCGAAGCCTGTCGGGACCATCGCCCCAATCTGGTGGACGAGCTTGCCTTCACGCTCCCAGCGGCGCGGGTTGTGCCAGTTGCCGCAGAGCGCGGTCGTGATGTTGCCCCGCCGCATGATGTCGAACAGCAGGTCGACGTCGATGCAGTCGGGAGCGCTCCATAGGAACTTCGGAGTGTTGTGGTCGCGCACCCCGCCGTGGAAGCACAGATACCGGGGGACCTTGCTGGTGCCCGACTGCTCGGTGAGCAGGTCGCCTACTGCCTCCGCGAACCATTCGGTCATCGGCTCGGGGCGGAAGGGGACCATCAGCACTTCGAAGTCCGGCAGCGGACGGACGACTTTCGGCTTCTGGTAGACGTGCCAGCCTGCACCCTCCCAGCTGAACGGCCCGAGCGCATGGTCACCGTCGGCGCTGGACACCATGTCGTGGTTGCCGAGGAGCAGGTGGAGGTCGGTGGACCCCGACACCGCCTGCTGCGTCGCCGTGATGATCTGCGGCGTGGGGTGCGACGTGTCGAACAGGTCGCCGAGCACGAACAGCGCGTCGGACTTTGACGCGACGTTCGACAGGACGTCGATCACCCGCTGACACCGGGCGTTGACGCCCGACTTCACCTCGCCGCCGTACAGCTTGTGATTCCCGATGTGGACATCGGCTACGAACGTGATCTGCATGTCGTCTCCTCAAGTGAAAAGAGGCGGCGCCCCGAAGGACGCCGCCCCAAGTTCAGACGGTCCGTCCTCCTAGAACGGGACGTCGCTGGTGTCGTCGGCCACGCTCCGCCGCTTCGCGGGCGCCGCCGCGCCGCGTGCCGGGGGAAGCACCTCGGGCTTCTTCGCACCGCTGGCGCTCAGCCGACCGGGGGCGCGCTCGGGAGCGATCACATCGCCGCTGAGCTTCGCGTAGCCCTCCTCGTAGGTGGGCACCTTGCGGTACTTGTCGAGGTCGTACTGGTTGTCCAGCCACGCCGCCGACTGCTCCGGGTCGTCGTGCAGCGCGGTCGACTCGCGGGAGGGGAGGCAGGTGTACTCGGTCTTCACACCCTCGCCCTTCTTGGTGACGATGATGTCGAAGCCGTCCTCGGCGTCGGTGAAGTCGCCGCCGCTGCGGGCGTCCTTCCGAATGGCGACCAGCTGGTCGAGGATGCTCTTGCCGAAGCGGACGATCTGCACGCCCTTCGACTCCTCGTCGCGGTCGACGATGTTGGCGAGCACCTGCAGCTTCGCCTTGATCTCGTTCGACAGCTTGAAGTCGGCCTCGTTCCCCGACCGCAGCAGCTCGTCGACCTTCTCGCACGCCGCGCACCGCTGCTTCGCCATCATGCGGGCGCAGTTCATCGGCGACTTCGTGCCGTCGGGGAGGACGACCCAGTGCTGGTACGTCACCGCGAGCGGCGAGGACTGCCCCGGCGCGGGCGGGAGGAAGCGGAGGACGTTCTGCCCCGCCTTGAACTTGAAGAAGTCCGCGTTGCCGCGGCTGGCCGACGCGAGGTCCGCGACCGCCGACTCGATGTCCCACGTTCCGTGCTTCACGAGATTGCTCATCTGTCTGTCCTGTCCTGTGAGAGAGAAAACCTGTCTTGTCTGTCGCTTGCTTGGTTGGTTCGGCCCCCAGCTCCTTCGGGGGCTTGTCAGAGAGTCATGTGTCACCTCCTCGCTGATGTGTGAGCACTAGGCGTTTTTCATGTAGTGGCGACCCGTCATCTGGTTGCGGATGCTGGGGTCCGCCGCCATCTCGGCGCGCACCTGCGAGCCGAGGGCGATGACCATGTCGCGCTTCGCACGCACCGCGTCGCAGAACGCCTTGGCGCGGGAGGAGTTCGCCTCGGAGTCGATGAGCGCCAGCTCGACAGCCTGCATCCGGCTGTCCGCCTGCACGCGCCCCGCCACGATCTTCTCCGTCACCTTCTCGCCCAGCGCTGCGGCTTCCGAGCGGATCTCGGCGTCCACCGCCGCCTCCACCTGATCGCGGTTGAGCTTCGCGAGGGCCGCCGACTTCTGCGCGTCAGCGAACGCCGCGCCCCAGTAGGCGAGGTCGGCCGGGACGCGGATGAACTCCTCCTCGAGCGCGAGCGGCTCAATGGTGACGCACTCCTTGAGGTACTGCGTCACCTCGACGTTGCCGAGGTCGGCCGGGGTCGTGAACTTGTCGATGCCTGTCGCCATGTCTGCCTCCTGCGGGCTTTCCCGCTCTGTGCTGTGTCGGGTGCGCTGCGGATTCAACGCACCAGCTTTCGCTTTTCCATCGACCCCCACGACCGGCCGACCTTCGCGTCCACCACCAGCGGTACTCCGCTGCGAGTCGGGAGGGCCGTCATGAGGCGCGGGACGACGTAGAGGTACTCCTCGAGCACGTCCTCACGAACGAGGGCGAGAATGGCGTCGTGAATCGGGACGCACACCTGCGCCGGGACGTCCTCCTCGAGAATCCAGCGGACGACCTCGACCATGCCAGCGGCGAGGTAGTCGGACCCTGTGCCTTGAATCGGGGTGTTCCACGATGAGCGTCGAGAGGTCTTGCGCGCCTGCTCGTCTACGTCCGCCACCGCCATCAGCCAGCGTCGGCGAGCCGGTCCGCCGGCCCACCATGTGCGCGCGGTGCCGGAACGGGAGGTCTCTTGCACGCGCTCCTCGATGTATCGCCCGAGCTTCTTGAACTTGCCGAAGAGGGCGTCGCGCACCTTCACCGCTTGCTGCACGGGCATCCCCATGCGGAAGGCCAGTCCGTAGGGCGAGTCGTCGTAGAGCACGCCGAAGTTCACGCTCTTGGCGGCGGTGCGCTCGGTTCCGTCCTTCGTGATGCTCTCCGGGTCCACACCGGGCCACACCTGCGGAGCGATCAGCTTCGCGGTTCGCAGGTGGTAGTCCTCGCCCGAGTGGAAGATGGCGAGCATGTTCTCGTCGCCCGACTGGTCGGCCGCGATGCGAAGCTCGAGCTGGGAGTGGTCGAGCTCCACGAACACCCAGCCCTTCGGCGCGACGAAGCAGTCTCGGAGCATCTTCCCTTCCGGCGTGTCGGCCCGAGGGATGTTCTGGAGGTTGGGCCCGCTAGAACTGGCGCGTCCTGTGCGCGTCCCGTCCGGGTTGATGGACGGATGGATGCGCCCGTCGTCGCGAACGTGCGTGAGCAGACCGCCCTCGCCGTCCTCCCCGTCGGCGTAGGTGCCCTTGAGCTTGCGGAGCTTGCGCCACCGCATGAGGTCGTGCGCGACCGGGTGCTGCTTGGCGTAGTCCTCGAGAGCAGCGGCGTGCGTCGCTGGCTTGCCTGTGTCCGTGAAGTGCGTCGCGGTAATCGCCAGCGTCTTGAACAGCAGCGTGCCAACGTGCGCCGCGCTGTCCGGGTTGAACGCGTCCGGGTTCGTCGGGTCGTACCCGTACGGCACGAAGCGCTTCGCCACGACGTCCAACTCGGCTTGCAGGTACGCCCCGAAGTTCGCCAGCGCCTCGCGGTCGACCGGCATCCCCCACGACTCGACGTAACCGAGCGCCCACGCTACAGGCAGTACCAGCGACTCCCACACCCGCGTCAGGTTGGGGTCGTCACTGCCAAGCCGCCGCAGCAGCTCCTCGTGGAGCAGCGCGGTCGTCATCGTGTCGCGGGCGTTGTACCGCTGCATGAGTTCTGGCTGCACGAACGCCATGCGGTACGTCTTCGGGTTGTCCCCCTTGAGTACCTTCTCGATGTGCGTGTGCAGGAGGCCGGTGTAGCCGTGCATCGCCACGACGTCCGCTTGGACACCGAGAGGCGGGCGCGTCTTCGACTGCTTGCGGACGAACGCCACCGCCGAGTTCCCTGCGGTGTCCATCTCGTCCTTGTGACCGCCCATGCCGACGAGCTCGGCCATCGTCTCGAGCTTCGCGCTCGCATCCGACTCGAGCAGTCGCCGCAGGAAGCGCGTGTCGCCCACCTGTCCCGCGAGCATCACCTTGTACCGGCTGCGGAAGGCGATGACGTCCGCCTTGAGGTTAGAGCCAACCTTGCGCGCGGAGGGGTTCGTCCACCATGCCTTGAGGCGCGAGACGATGGCGTTGTTCTCGAGCAGCTCGCTCGCCCCGAAGACGAACGAGGTCGTGCCGGGCCGCGGTGTCAGCGACATCGACACGATGCGATGGTCGGCGTTGAACGGATGCCCTGCCCACTCGAGGTCGATGCTGGTGAACTCCGAGGCGGTGCACAGGGCGAGTACCTCGTCGGTCTCGTCTACCGTCGTCACGCGCACCCACTCGGAGAGGAGCGACTGCTCCACAGGAATCGGAGGCGCGTCGCAGAGCGCAGCTTTCAGCTGCGGCTCGTACCAGAACTGCCGGATGAGCCGGTTGCGGAGAGCCATGACCGGCGACGGCATGTAGAAGACCGGGACCGGGGAACCTACGCTCGTGTGCGCGGTCAGCCACGAGTAGCCGCGCATGACGTCCAGCGGTGAGAGCGAGCGCCCAAGCACCGCCTCGACCGCCACCTTGCCGAAGGCGACCACGCGCCGCGGCTTCACCTCCGCGAGCGTCTGCGCGAGGTACGGGCGGCAGTCGTCGACCGCGATGTCTGCGGTCGCGGTGGTCGTCGGTCGGCACCGGACGCCGAAGTCGTAGGCCACAGGGCCGGCCCAGAGCTTGCCTATCTGCTGTCGAAGCCACACGCCGCTCTTGCTTGCGAGCGGGCGCCCTGCGGCTTCCTCTTCCATGCCGGGTGCGTCGGTCACGACAAGCAGACCACCTGCCTCCCCATCAGCGGGAAGGCAGGTGGCCTTGCTCTTGCCTCCGAGTCTGCACCTACGGCAGTTTGGGTCCACGGCCAGCGGGGCGGTCGTCTCAACCGCGAGAGCTGGAACGTGCGGGTACAGGGGGAGGCGTCGCATGACCTACTTGCCCTCCGTGAGACCCATCACCTCGAGCGTGCGCGTGACGCGCTCCTCGATGTTCGAGATGCGCTGGAGCAGCGGCACCTCGTTCTTCATCGACTCGCAGAACGCCGCCACGCCCGTCGGGTGGATGCCTGTGCTCACGACGTACTGGATGAGGTCGCGGAGCTTCGTGAAGCCGAGCAGCGCGTCGATGCTCAGGTCGACGTCCGCCGTGTCCTGCGCCTGCTCGTCGCTGGGCGGAGCGGCACCGTCGACCGACAGCTCCTCCACGATGTCGCCTTCGCTCAGCGTCACGACGTCGGCGTTACCGTTGTAGTTCTCGAGCTTGAAGGAGTACCCGGCCTTCGTCCGAGCGATGTAGGTCGCCGCGAACTTCTTGCCGAACACGGACACGATGTACTGCCCGTTCTGCCGAGCGTGCATCACCGCGATCTTCTTGCCGTTGCCGACCGGCGCGGGCTGCTCAACGACCGGCTGCTCGTCCGCCTTGTTCGCGGCGCGCTCAACGGCGCGGTCTTCGGCTGCCGCCTTCTTGCGGCGGGCGGTCTGCTCCGGCTGCGGCGGGTCGTGCGGGAACAGCTCGCCCTCGACCTTCTGCTTGACCGCCTCGACGACCGCGAGCTGCGCCGCCTCGGACTTCTCGACCGCGTCGCGGACGTTCGCGTCGTAGCCGCCGACGCTCGGCATGGCGTCAGCCACGACCGTTGCAGGTTCCTGCTTCTTGACGATGCGCGCCTCGACTCCCGTCGCCCCCGGAGGGAGCGGCACGCTCACGCCGTCGAAGAAGCCACCGTGCTTCAGCTTGAGGACGTCGTCTGCGTCCAACCCGTCCACCACCACGACCTTGATCTTTCCCATCTCTGTCTCCTCGAGCGGCTCCTGCCGCTCACGAAAGCGAGGCACGCGCCTCTTCCCACAGCCACGCGGGGTCCACTTCGTCGGGGTCCTTCCCGACTGGCAACTGCACGCTACCTGCGCGCAGACCTTCGAGGCGCAGCTTCATCGCCAGCGCCCAACCCTTCGTCCATGCATCGCCGTCGAGCACAACCACTAGCGGGCGGCGTGCTCGAGCCAGCAGCGCGACCTGCGTGTCCGTCGCATCACCAAGCACCGCGACCGCATCCGGCCAGAGCGAGAGCGCGTCGAAGCAGCCCTCCACGACGTAGCAGGGCTCGTCGGTCTCCACCTTGAGGGCGTTCGGGTTGTAGATCGTCTGCGACTTCCACTCTCCGGTGGCGTTGCGGTACTTCAGCCGCTTGTCGCATTTCTTCGTCCAGAGCCGCGACGAGAAGCCGAGCCACGTCGCACCGTCCTCTGCGAACACCGGGATGACCACGCGCCCAGCGTACAGACCGTTCGCGCACGCACCGATGCCAGCGTCCGCCACAACGTCGTCCGACAGTCCACGCGACGCGATGTAGGCGCGAGCCGGGGCGAACGAGAGCGCGGAGCGTGCGGGTTCGGTCGAGAGAGGCATGAAACCTTCCGGCGGGTCGATGCCCACCTTGCCTGTCTGTGTGACGACCGCGACGCGTTCAACGATCAGCCCTTCGGGCAACACCACGCGACCGCGCACCGAGCAGCGGAAGCAGTGAAAGCCGCCGCCGCTGCTGTGCACCGAGAGCGTGCGGCCAGTCGGCGGCTTGCCGACGCGCTCCTCGCAGAACGGACACTCGGAGCGCCACCACGACCCGCGCAGCTTCGCGTCTTGCTGGAGGACTTCGAGGACACGTTCGTCGCGCCGTGACGTCTTCATCGCAGCGTCCTCCTCGCCTCACCCGCGAACACCGCGGCCGACAGCGGGACCTCTTTCGGTATCCACGCCTCGACGACCGGCACCGAGAACTCCTGTCCGTCCTTCCAGAAACGCCGTGTGCGCGTCCTGCGTTTCAGCGAGCCGATGAGGACGCTGGTGACCTGCGCGTCTGTCAGTCCTGCCTCCTCCAAGTCCTTCCGTGTCCACCACGCCATCACTTGCCTCCTTTCGCCGCGTTCACGAACTCCTGCGCTGCGGCGAGCTCCTTGATGTCCAGCCCCGGCTCCACGAAGAACTCGATGCGCGTCTGCCCGTTGCCCAACGGGATGTGGCGCGTTTCGAGGAAGCGCCTCGCCAGCAGCACCATGTCCAGCGTCCAGCCGCGTGCGAACAGCTTGCCGGACGACAGCCACTCCCCTGTGCTCATTCACCGTCCTCGCGCTTGCCGAGGGTGGCGAGCATGAACGCAAGGGCTCGCGTCACCTCCGCGACCTCGCCGCTAGGTGCTTCGAGGAAGACGTAGACCTTCCGCCCGTCGCGCACTTTCGGCATATCGGGCAGCGAGTCGAGGTCGATGTGCTGGCGGAGGCCGCCGAGCGTTTCGATGTTCACCCACCTGCCCTTGTGGGCGTTCTCCTTGTGAAACGTCTCCAAGTCCGTGATCCACATGGTGCCTCCAAACGCAACGCGCCCCTGACACCGTGATGTGTCAGGGGCGCGTCTCATTCACGGTAGTGTCAAACCACCTCGAGGGCGGTTGCGTCTTGCTTGGTCAGCAGCTCAGGGTCGATGCTCACCGACGCCGCGAGCTGGACGACGCTCGCAGGGACGACGCTGCACGCTCTCCCTGTGTCGTGCATGAAGCTCACGGTCGGCTCTCCATGGTCCGGCCACGCGATGCGGACAGCCATTTCGCTTTCGACGTCGAACATTTCGATGACGCGCTTCATGTTCCACCTACCACCCGCACGAACGGGCGACTGTGACAACGCGCCCACAGGCTTGGTCCTGCGGCAGCGGTCCGGTTCCGCGTCGGGACTCTCCGAGACGGTTCTTGCCGAGGAAGAAGTCGACTGTCTGGTTCTCCTCGTCCTTGCGAATCGGAATCACGATGTCAGCGACGCGCACCTTGCCCATCGAGTCCGCGACGTCGTGCAGGTCGAGCCCGGCGGTCTTGCCTCCCTTGCCGCTGGCACGCTTGGCTTGCGAGGCCGAGAGGCAGAACATCTGCCGCGAAATGGCGTAGTCGCGGAGCGCGTCGGCGATGTTGCCCTGCGCCTTGTAGTCACTCTCGTCCGTGCCGGTGGACAGCTTGTCCATGTAGTCCACCACGAGCAGGTCCATCCGCCGGCCCACCTTGTGCTCGCGCTGTTCGATCCAGCGGAACAGGTCGTCCACCTTCGTCGCACGCGGGGCGAAGTACCGCACCGTGAGCATGCCGAGTGCCGGGATCATCTGCGCAAGCCTGTCCTTGGCTCGCTGCTGCCGCCCGTTCAGCAGGTCGTTGATGGGAGTCCCGGTGAGGTTCGCGATGATGCGTGCGAGCTGCACCTCCTCGGGAAGCTCCAGCGTCACCATGCCGACGTGCATCTGGTTGTAGATGCCCTCCGCCGCGGAGTGCGCGAGGCACATCGACTTTCCCGCGCCCGAGTCGCCGACGAAAATCGACAGGCCTCGCGGGTAGCCTCCGTCGAGCAGCAGGTCGAGTTCGGTGATGCCGGTCGGCATCCGGTCCATGAGGCGCAGCGCGTCGATGGACTCGAACGACGCACTCCCGAGGATGCTGCCGTCGACGTCCGCCACCCGCCCAATGGACCGGGCCTTGGCGAGCGCCGCTTCCGTCTTCGCCATGTCGCCGCCTTTGGCGAAGTCCTCCATCGCACCGCGGAGTGCGGCCTGTCGGGCGCGTCGCTGGAGGATGGGCGCAAGCTCGGTGACGACCGCATCGTCGCTCGGCACCCCTGCGTCTTCGGCGGCGTCGAACGCGTCCGCCACCTCCTCAATCTTCGCCTGCGCCAGCTTGCCGTCGTCGCGCCAGCGGTTGAGCCGCTGGAGGACGACCAGCAGCGACCCCGGACCCTTACCGACCTCGGTGGCGAACTCCTTCGCCGCCTTCATCGCCAACGTCGCGACCGGCGACCCAAGGCACGCAGGGTCGACCGACGCGCCGATGCGAGCGTACAGCCCTGTCGAGCGGCACAACGCCACGACCGCACCCATCTCGAACCCGGGGTCCAGTCCGTAGCTCTCGGCGCGAGCCGTGCCTGTGCTCGCTCCACCTTCGATGCTCCGCAGCTGCGGCTTCTGTTCGCTCATGTCGTCTCCTTCACCACAGGTACTTGCCTGCTGCGATGTCTGTGTTGATCCTGTCCTGTTCTCTACGTCCCTCGGACCGCGCCTTTTCGACGAGGCGCTCGTAGAGGCCGTCCGGGAAGAACTTCGCACCCGCGTCTTCCGGAGCGACCTCCCCCCGAAGGACCGCCACCATCATCTGCTGCCACTTCGCGATGAGGCTCCGTAGGGCTCTCGTCACCACGACCGACGACCCGCGCCGCTCCAAAGCGGAGCGCGCCCAGCCCGACTTCCCGGCTACACGCTTCTCGGCATACACCCAGCGCAGCGGAGGGCGTACAGCACGAGGACGACCCCTTCCCGACCCCTTCGCCTTGCCCTCGTCCGCCGGCTCTTGCCCCTCGTCCGCCGGCTCGCCGCCCTTGGCCCAACCCTCGAACGAGAACTCAGCCCACCGCAGCGGTGAGACCTCGTGCTCGAGCAGGAGCGCCGCCGCCTTGACCAGCACCTTCCGGTCGGGCGCCTTGAGCGCCTGCCGAGTGTGCGGGTTGAACTCGCGGGGCAGCAGCCGCGCCGCGGTCTGGTTGTAGGCCGCGAGCAGTAGCTCCACCCGCTCCTCCTCCGACGCACCCGCCCCGACCATCGGTGGTGCTGGGATGGCCGCAGGGCTCACCACAGCCACGCCGGGGAACGGCGGCAACGTCGACCACGCATCCGGAGAGAGTGCCACAGGCGACCCTTGCCCGAACAACCCACGCCCCTCTTCCGACTCCTCACCGAGCAGTCCGTCAGCCAGCATCTCCACCTCAGCCCCCCCGAAGGGGGAAGGGCGCGGCGCAGCCGCGCGCTTTTCTTCCGAAGGAAGAAAAGCAACCACTGTCTCTCTACTCTGTTTTATTACTCCTCCACGGTTTGATTCTCGCCCGCTCCCAGACTGGGTTTGCGCCCTATTCAAACCGTGGAGACCCCCTCCACAGTTTGAATCTTCTGGAAATTCAAACCGTGGAGATGGTTTGATTTCCGCCCGGGGTCGCCCGGCACCCTTCCGACGGCCGCCACGGGTGGTCGAACGCTCCACTTTCTCGACCGTGGCGTTCGGCAGAGCTACTTCCAACCCGCCACCTGACACGTTGTCAGTACCTACGCGGGGCTGGAGGACGTTCCCGCGCACCACTCGGCAGAAGACCGCCCGAGTGCTCCCGAGCACCGGGTCGAGTTCCCGCACCTTCGCCGCGGGCAGCTCGACGAGCCTCCGCCCAACGTCGTGCACCAGTCGCAGGTCGTTCAGCCGTGCGAGTGCTCGGCGTACCTGCGGCGCACTCGCCCTCTTCTCCTTCGGGTCTCGCCACTTCACTCCGGCGATGTTTCGCTGGATGCTCTCCACCGTGGCGTGCGTGAACCCATCGGGGCCCCGCATTCCGAGAAGCATCACCCAGACTTTCGTTGCCTGTTGCCCAACGTGCGCCACGAACGCGGCGTCGAACGGCACGGTCAGACCGTCGAGCGGTTGCACCACTCGCTGTCTTCGCACCGCCAGCTCTGCCAACTCCTGCGCTCGCAGCGACGCCAGTTCGTCTCTGGTCGTCACTGTCACCTCCAAGCGCAACGCCCTTGGGCGTAGAGCGGACTGGTGAGGAGCCCTTCGCTGCGGGGGGCAGATGGGAAGTGGAGACAAGCCCTCCCACCATCGCAGCGTCGGCACCAGTCCGCCCTACGACCAAGGGCGCTGCTGACTTTGTATGTCGCTTTCGCGGTTCGTTCAACGCCGCCGGATGCCGGTCTGTCCCGTGAGCGCCTTGAGCGCGTCCTTGCGGACCTTCTCCGCCTTGCGCCACTCGGCCTCGGCGTTCACCGACTCAGGGTCGGGAACGAGACCCTTCTCGTTCTGCGCGCTGTACTCGGGCGCAGACGTCACGGCGTAGCCCTCGCCCTCGTAGGCACCAATGCGCTCGCGGGTGTGCCGCTCGAGCCACCTGTTCCCACGGTCGGCGACGTCCCACACCTCGAACGTCGTCTTGTCCTCGGTGACGCGAGTGCCACGACCGATCCGCTGAAGCGTCGCGATGACCGACGCACCGCCCGCGGCGTTGATGACCGCCCGCAGCTTCGGCACGTCGATGGCCTGCTGGAAGACGCTCGAGCAGACCACGACGTCGAGCTTCCCAGCCTGCAACCGCTCGAGCACCTTGCCGCGCAGCCACGTCTCGTGCGCGCCCCACACGAAGTCCGTCCGCATCCCGGCAGCCTCGAGCATCGGCTTGAGAATCTTGCCGTGCTTCACATGCTGCACGAACACGAACGCAGGCTTCTGCGCCTCGACCGTCATGTTCACCACGGTCTGGTTGCGCTGCTTGGACTTCACCACGAGGTCGCCGTAGGCACCCTGCCACGTTGGCTTGGTCGTCGCCTGCACCACCGGCACCGTGCGAATGGTCGGACGCGAGAGCGCCCCCGCTTCGATGAGCACCTCGGGCTTGATGCGGTGGATGATGCCGCCCAGCGCCCCGATGGCGAGGAGGCTCTTGCGGTCGCCTCGGGCGAGAGGCGTACCGGACAGACCGAACCGCCAGTAGGCGCTCCGCGTCTTCGACACGACCGCGAGCACCGAGTCCGCCGGGAGCGTGTGGCACTCGTCGACGATGATGCCCTGCACGCGCCCGAGCAGGTCTGCCGCCGCTTGCTGCTTCTCGACCGACGACCGACCGCTGATAGCCGCGGCGAGGGTCTGAAACGTGGCGACGGTGAACCGCTCCTCCGTCCACACACCGTCGCCGACCAGCCCTGCCTCCTCACCTGTCCGCTTCGTGAACCGCTCCGCTGTCTGGTACAGCAGGTCTGCCTGCGGGACGACGAACAGCCACGAACACCTCAAGGACCGGGCCAGCGCTGCCGCTACCTCGGTTTTGCCCGCACCCGTCGGCATCCACAGGATGCCGCGCTTTGCCGCGATGGCCTTGTCGACCGCCGTCCGCTGGTAGTCGCGCAACCAGCCGAGGTCCGCCTCGGGGTCGGGAGCACACGGAGGCGACCGCAGGTCGTCCACCTCCACCGTGAACCCGTCGTCGTGCGCCGCAGCACGCACGCCGCGCACGAACCCTGACGGGAACGTCAGGTCGAACTGGTTGAGCAGCCTCACCTTGCCGTCGCCCGACTTCATCGCATACCGGGCACGGTCGTCCGAGTAGGTGAGGTACTCGCTCAACCACGACCGCTCGACGTCGGTCGCCATCGTCACCTTGCTTCTCACGTTGAACATCTCGACGCGCATGGAACCTCCTGTTCCTGTCTGTCGTTCGATTTACCGATTCGGTGTACTCACCGCTCGAGCTTCTCGAGCAGGAGCGTCAGCAGCTCGACGTCCTTGAAAATGCGCTGCCGCACGCGCTGCGTCACGACGTACACCGCACGCACCGGCACCTGCTCGGAGCGCGCCACGTCCTCGGGCGTCTCGTCGTCGAGCAGGACGCGCTCGGCGATCTGCTTGTCGCACTCGGCGTCTTTCGACATGAGCGCAGCCAGCCGCTCGCGCACGGCCGCCGCCCAGCGACCGTGCGACACCTCCTGCTCGGGCGTGGGAGCACCGGAGGCCCGGCCTGCCACCTCGTCCTCGGACGCACGCCGAAGCACCGTGACCTGCTCGCTGATGCGCCCGCGGTTGGTGTGCTTGACCGGCGACGTCATCGACCAGACGAACCACCGCACCGCGTACTGCGCGGCGCGGGTGACGTAGCCGTGGACGTTCTGCCCGTCCGGGTTGCGGCTGAAGGAGTTCTCGGCCGCAAGGATCGCCGCGAGCGCCTCCTGCCGGGCGTCGTCTTGGTCGACCCACTTGATGTAGGAGTACCGCCGCGCAGCACGCGCCGCGATGTCGAACCGTTCTTGGTTGGTGAGCATGGATGCCTTGGACTGGTGGGGGGGTGGTCTAGGACCGTGTGGACGCTTCGATGAACTTGGCTGCTTGGACGAGGTCGTTTCGAGTGGTCTTGGCGCGGAGCGCCTTGTTGAGCATGTCTTCGTCGCCGGTCGTGCGGGCGAGGTCGATCAGGTACGCGGGCGCAGCGTACACCTTGCGCCAGTTGGTCGCTGACGTGGCGCGAAAGACCCGCAGGGCCGTCCGCTTGCCCAGCCCTGCGAGTCGGGCGAGCACCTGCATGTTCTCGTGGGCCTGTGGGTCGAAGACCGCCCAACCGTTGCCCAGCAGGTCGTTCAGCGCGTCCTCCTGCGACTTGTAAACGACGGAGCGGCGCTGGAGCGGCCGGTAGTGCCGCATCTCGCGCTCGACGAGCCTGTAGAGCTCGTCCATCTGCTTCTGGATTCGGTACCGCTCGGTCGGCGTGTCGGCGTTCAGCGCGTCCAGCGCCAGCGTGCGGATGCGGTCGACCGACTCGCTGAGGACCGTCGGAAGGAACGACCACTTCGGGGGCTGTTCGACGGGCTTAGCCATTGGCCTGCTCCGCCTTCGACGAGGCCGCGAACAGCCCTGCGCTCAACGTCTCGATGGTCTCCGCGATCTTCGGCACCGCCGCGCCGAGCATCTTGGCGTAGCGGTCCATCTTCGACTTCATCGCCGACGCCTCAC